CACGCGGTCGGGCTCGCCGGCCGTCTTGATGATCTTGCCCCGCATGCCAGGCAGCTGCCACCGGTTCTTGACCCAGTTGTGCCCGCGGCCGTACGGGTTGGTCGTGGCGCGCACCTTGCGAGGCATGCCCGCGACCGTCGAGCGGCAGCAGGAGAACATCTTGAGGTACATCTCGGAGGTGGCCCAGTTGGTGAGCTCCTCCCAGCCGATCCACGGATACGCGTGGCCGTGATAGTTGTCATAGTCCGCTGGCTTGGACATGTAGCGCAGCAAGAGCTGCTCCCCAGTCGGGAAGGTCCAGACGTAATCACTCTCGTTGAACTTGGCGCCAGGGAACCACAGCTTGAACCAGGCCTTGGACTTGGCCACGACGTCAGAGAGCTGCTTGTACGTGGAGCGGAAGAGGATGCCACGCCAGGCCGCGCCATAGCCCTGACCGACGTGCTGGCAGAAGTCTGCAAGCAGAGCATCAGTCTTGCCCGGACCACGTGTGCCTTCGTACAGGGTCTCGAAGATGGGGCTGGACAGGAAGAGGACCTGCGAGCCAGGTTGTGCAGCCCAGACCTTCATCTGGGGCTTCTCCTGGGCAGGCTTCTTTTTCTTCCAGTGTGGAGGGGTGTAGGCCATCAAAGAATCCTCGTGATGCCTAGCACCTTACGATCCCACCAGGAGGTGAACTCGTGGAGCCAGTCGGTCAGCGACCGGTCAAACTCGGAATGGATGCGCGTATGGTCCCGCTCATCCAGGATGCGGACCAGATAATACTCAAGCTGCTCAGCACGCCAGCCCAGGGTCACCTCGAGGTAGCGATCGCCATCCGCCACGACATAGTGGAGGACAGGCTCACCCTCATCCAGGTAGACGGTCTCTGCGATCCGCAGGCCTACACCTGGATGCGTGCGCAGATACTCGACGCAGTTCTCGTGGCAGCGGAAGTTGAAGAGGCCTGCCTCGGGGATAGGCCTGATGCCCTGGTGTCGGGCGCGCAACCGGCGGGCAATCCGCTCTCGGGCTCGTTTGATGGCACGCTGGCGCATGGTGTGTTCTCCTTCTGTTCGTGACGCGCCCATGGGCAATGCGGGGAGGTGTGACCATCCCCACCGCAGAGCGCGCAATGCTTCAACGGCGCTCCATCTTGGTAGCGCATTCGATGGTCAGCCCGTAGCCGAGGGCCAAGCGGCGCGGGTCTACGTCTTCACCACACCCGCAGGCGCAGCTACCGTCCTCCCTGGGAGCCCATCGGGCCTTGGCCTGGTCATTGCGCTGTCTTTGAGCGTCGATCGCGTCCTGGACGTGTATGGCAGTCTCTGCGCTTGCCCGGTCAATAGGGTCTGGGTGGTGTTCTGCTTCTGCCGTGGGTCTGCTCTCAATCATCGGTTGATCCTTTAGGTTAGATGTGGAAACGCGCCCGACCGGGCGCGCTCATTCGACATACTGCCATGGGTCAGGCTTTATCCTCGCCCTCGTTGCCCGCGTACTTGGCTTGCTGCTCGCGGGCAGCATCAGCCCAGGCCTTCGGATCGATCACACCAGGCACGATGAGAACGCCGCCAGCACCACCTTCGACTTCCACCTTGTGGTTCTCGCGGTACTTCTCAGGACGGGCGCCCTTGAGGACCAGGGCCATCAGCGTGTCGCTGTACTTGCGCACAGTCAACTGGCGCTGCTCGCCTGTCTCAGGGTCCACGACCGTGGTCGGCATGCCTTGGTAGATGACAGGCTCATCGTAGCCGTCCACAGCACGCCGCATGGCCTCTGCCTCGATACGGTCAGCAGCCTCCTCGATCGCAATCGAGTAGAGCTCTTCGAACCATTCGGACTGCTCCCGCCACTTGTCGACCGTGGAACGCGATACGCCCGCAGCGCGGCAGCCCTCAAGGACGATACCACGATTAGCGAAGGTGCGTAGGAAGAGGCGGCGGCGTTCGATGCTCAGGCGTTCAGAAGCGGAGAGGTCGTCGAGTTCCCACTCCACCAGTTCGAGCTCAGACACAGGACCCCGCTCATGCAAGAAGTCCCGCTGCTCATCTGTCATGTTCTTGGCGGACATCACGCCCTCCTTTCAGTTTAATGGCTTACATGGTGTGATGGTAGCACTCCAGGTCGGGAGCGTAAGCCAGCAGCGATGGCGGAGGTCTCCCCTTGTCCCTTCGTGCGCGAAACTCACCGCCCTTGTTTCGCCGGATTTTTCGACGCAGATGAAGCCACCTAGCTGGAAGGCTTAATCGGATTTTTCTACGCAAAGGGCCTCGCCCAACTGGGTCCTCGCGCGGCCACCGGAATCGGCCACGGTCGCTCCGTACGAGGGGAATTGCCCAATCGGCAGCCCTCAGAATAGCCCATGGCGAGCATCGCGGCCGAATCCATCAAAAGGCCTAGATTGCTATTTTTACTGGAAAGTTGTTTTTATAGGATTAGATTTATCTAAACCTTTATTATTTAAGGTCTAGATTAAAATAACTAATAAAAACAATAACTTATGATGCAATCTAAGGCATCTAAGCCGTCTAAGCCGAGTAGTCGTGCCGGAAAATCACCACCGAGAAAAGGGTATATTATTTTCCTGGTACAACATCGAGCTCCAGGTCCAGATTGCTCAGATTGGCCCTAAGTCCTTGATTTACATAGCAAAAGCAGTACGAGCCTGGCCTTATAAGGGATCTAGATAGCTTAGATTGCCGCCGCTACAAACAAATGAGGGAGCAGCCGCGAAGCATGCTCCCTCATAATCAGAGACCGTGGCCGACCTCGACGTCAATCAAGGGCGTCGCGTGGCCAGTCAACCTTGCTGCCGAACCGAGCCTCGAGCAGACCGCGGCAATGACTTAGGGCGGGAATCTTCGACGCAGACGCACGGCCCATACGATCGACCTTGACCATGTAGTCCGTATCGTCCGGTTTGACCTGAGTGTTGGCCATCTCACCATTGAGCAGCTTGTTGAGGCGCATCCCGAATGCCACAGGATCAGCAGGACGATAGACCCGCTGCTCCTTTGCGAACTCCAGATAGTCTGCCCGCAGGTGTTCCTTGACCACCACGACGCCCGTCTCATGCCAGTCACCACGTGCGTTGGGCAACATGCCGTCGAGCAGCTTGTTGTACCACCAGCGCTCCACGTCGTCCATCGTCAGGACCTTCTGATCGACGAGCGCCTTGGTGGCAGGTACCTCGTCACGAGGCGCCCATCCCTTGATGTCACGGCTCAGCAGGTCAAACAACATGCCCTCGATGCCACCCTCTTCGTAGAGCTGATCGTTCAGCGCCTTGAAGAAGGCCTTGTCGCCGCGCCTCTTGCTATTCACCGCGAAGACCGCGAAGCGACGTTCACCGTCCAGGCCTGCAGGCACGACCCAATCACCGTTGGCAGCCATGATGATGTGGACATGGTTCTTGCCCATCACAGCGTCGCGGCCCTTGCCTTCATACGCGATCGTCGGCTCGGTCACCAATTGCTTGAGCTTTGCCTCGCCCGCCTTATCACCGGCCCAGAAGGCTTCATCAGCGAACAGACAGATGCAGTTCTGCAGGTGGGAGTTGAAGCGGCCGACAAGGTGCTCCGGCGAGCTGATGTGGAGGCCGTGCGATCCAGCCAGCATTGCAGCTGCGCGGCCTAGCGTTCCCTTGCCGGTACCCTTCTCACCCTTGAAGCACATCGCGACCTCGGCAGCACGCGAAGGATGTTGGACCATGTAGGCGAGCCAGTCAAGCACGTACTCATAATGCTCCTGCACGCCATCCACGAGGATGTCACGGATGAGCTCCTTGAGCAGAGACCAGTCACGCTTGTTGGGCTGCACGGCCCAGCCGCGCCACAAGTTCAACCAGCCTTCATGCCCGCGCTCCGGGTCGAAGATGATGCCCTTGTATTGGCGACGATGCGGGTTGCGAATCCAGTAGGACGACCGAGTCACCAGCTTGTCATGAACCTCCACCAATTGGTTGCAGTAGAGGTTCTCGAAGTCTTCCTTTGTGCTGCGTTGAAAGAAGGGGCGATTCAGAACCGGGTCCATCTCCTCGGTGAAGATGCGGAACTTGCCCCCCTCCATCACGACGCAGTGGGCTTCATTCATCTCCTCCATGACGGCGGCAATGCCTTCAGCCTTGGGTTCCGCACGAAGGGTAGCGTCGTCGACACCGTGGCCGTGCTCGGAGGGGTCCTCCCAGACGTCGAAGTCGTCCTCAGGGCCAGAGCGGACAACCTCGCCGCCCGCTTCCTGCACAACCTTGTGAAGGAACTTGACCGTGACAGGACGACCACCCTTGCCAGAGGTAGCATGCAGCGAATCCCAGCGACGGCCGATAATCCATGCGTCATCTTGGTACTTCGCATCTTGCGTGGACCACTCGATGAACTCCTGACGGCCTTCGCCATTCGTGGCATGGTGGCACGCCATCATCAGGTCGCGCCACGTGTCATGATCTTGGAAGTCTTCGGCGTCGAGCTGCTCCAAGGTAGCGGCAAGCATCTCTGGTGTGAGCTCGCCAAGGCCCGCAGCGTCACCGTGCGCCCGGGTTGGACGACGGCAGAGACGCAGGAGCGTGTCCGGCATCTCGGGCATGTCATCCAGAGTGGGAGCTAGGTCGTCCCATTCATAGTGCCGACCGTTCGGGTGGACCGATCCGGCGGATACAACTTGGCGGCCTTGCGACTTGAACTCTACGCCCGGATAGGCTTCCAGGGTATCGAGCAGCGACACATCGGCCGGCTTGGTGAACCAATAGTGATGCCCGCCTGAGCCTGTAATGGTATGAGGTGCAGAGGACAGGTCCAGCCCCACGTCAGCGACGAGTTCGGCCAGGGAGTCGCGGCCTTCGGGGAAGTTGCGCGGGTCGACGTCCAGCACCATAATGGATGCGGGAAGACGGATGCCGGCGTTGATGCCATCCTTGTCGGCGAGTTGGATGACTCCATAAGAGTCGTATTCGCGGGCTTGCCATGCACCGTCCCTCGGCGTCTTGCCGCGGTCACGACCTTTGCTGTCGACTGCATTCCATACATGAAGCGGGATCAGCTGCAGGCCTGCTTTAATGTACGCGCGCATGTCCGCCACACGTGGGCGCAGGTTTTTCTTTTTGTCGGTACTCACTCGCGCACCCCCGCTTCCTGGAGGGACATAGGCTGACGGCCTGCCTCTTCAATTAGAGCGCGAACTGCGTCGGCTTCTGTGACCTTCTCAGGGTCGGGACTTTCTCGCCGTAGCGACTCCAGCTTGCCGCGAATGAGGTCGCGATGGGCATCGGAGAGTCGCAGCGACATCTGTTGGCTGAGTGCCATGGGCGTGCTCCTTCTCGGTAAGTGATCGGTTGGGCCTTGGGTGGGCCGGGACTGGCATCTTACTCGGACGTAATGCAATGCGAAACCGTCGGTTGACCCATCTAGGCCTTATAAGGCTCAGATGCCCTAGACCATTGTCCCGTGAACGTGGGTCCGCAGTGCATGGCCCTGGTGTTACGATGAACATCCCTAAACCGCTCAACGAAGGAGAGCAAGATGGACGTCAACGAGTACATGAAGCAGAGCCTGTCCCTGCTGGAGCGCATTGCCGAGGGTATCGAAGCCCTCAACGAAAACGGCGTGCACGTCACCAACTTTGTCCTGCCCGAGGGTACGGACCTGAAGGCCGTCGGCAACGTGGTTCACGCCCAGCCGGCGGACAACGCCAAGTCGGACGAAGCCGACAAGAAGGCTGAAGCCGATGCCAAGGCGAAAAAAGAGAAGGCCGACGCTGACGCCAAGGCGAAGAAGGAAGCCGACGCGAAGGCTGCCAAGGAGAAGGCTGACGCCGATGCCAAGGCCAAAGCGGATGCTGACGCCAAGAAGGAAGAAGAGAAGCCGGCAGACACCAAGAAGAAGGTCACGGCCGACGACGCTCGCAAGGCTCTCAAAGCCTATGCCGCGATCGAGGGCAACGACGCTGCAATGGAACTGCTGACCAGCCTTGGCGCCGGGTCCATCACAGCCCTGGCCGAGCAAGGCGACGACAAGCTGGCTGAGCTGGTCGCGAAGTGCGGGGGCTGAACGAGATGAGCGATCAACCCAATATGAAGATGCCCAAGGACGCAGCGCAGATTGTGTTCTGGTTCAAGGGCCTTCCGCAACCGACCGCCTTCCTGACGACCCGCGAGGAAGCAGACAAGGTGGTCGCCGGCTTCAAGCATGGCGACGAGTCGGTCTCGTTCATGTCGTACCCCGACGGTCGTGGCGTGCGCTCTGAGAGCGTCTTCGAGGTGGACAACCTTCGCGGCGTGACCATCGAGTATCCGACCATTCAACTGGTAGGAGGCTGACCATGCCTAGCGCCCACGCAGTACGTAACGCGTCGGGGGCGAAGCGCTGGATGAACTGCCCGGGCTCCATCAACATGGAGCACGGCCGTCCCAATAACTCCTCCGACGCCGCCCGGCTCGGTACTGCTGCCCATACTTTGGGTGAAGCGTGCCTGCTGGACGGCTCTGAGGCTTGGGAATGGCTAGGCGGTCGAGTCCGGCTCGATCCCCGCGAGCAGGCCGAAGTCTATCGGCCGAAGCAGCCCTATATGGGCGAAGATGATGGTGACAAGACTGTCATCGTTCCGGTCCATGCGACAGAGGATGGCTTGCCTCCTCAGGGTCATGAGGACTTCCCGATCGATGCCGACATGGCGGATGCGGTCCAGGTCTACCTGGATGCCGTCCGTGAAGAGATGGTACGGCTGGGCGAGCACGCTGAGCTGCAGGTCGAGAAGCGGTTCAACCTGTCATGGCTCGTTGGCTACGACTACGACGAGGACGCCGAGGCCAGGGCGCTCGAGGCGGGGGACTTCTACGTCTCGCCATCGGGCATCCGCCGTGACGACTTCGGGGACCTGGTCCACGCTGACGGCAGGCCCTGCCACGGCCCGATGTTCGGCACAAACGACGCCTCGGTGGTCCTGCTGTTCGACCACGTCACCGTCTTCGACTACAAGCACGGCCAGGGCGTCGTCGTTGAGGTGGAGGACAACGAGCAGGAGCTGTACTACGCCCTCGGGTGCGCCAAGGAGCTGGACTGGGCTTTCGACACGTTGGATCTCGTCATTGTCCAGCCGCGGGCTCGCCATGCAGACGGCAAGGTCCGGCGCTGGTCCACCTCCAAGGCCTATCTGCGGGAGTTCGAGGAACGCCTGCGTGTGGCAGCGGTCGCAACCGAGGCACCAGATGCCCCGTTGGTGGCTGGTGACTGGTGCAAGTTCTGCAAGGCCGCGGCGGTATGTCCCCAGCTGCGGGAGGAAGCCTTCCGTCTGGCAGGCGTCGACTTCGGGGGCGGATTCGAGGAGCCAACCGTGACCCTGACAGGACCTGAAGACAGCGATGCCGACCTGGAGCTGCGTATGCGGGCCATCCCGCTGCTCGACAGCTTCATCAAGGCGACCCAGACGGAGGCGCTCCGGCGGCTCCGCGAGACCCCCGGCGGCGAGGCCTGCTATGGCAAGCTGGTCCGCAAGAATGCCAACCGTGCCTTCCGCACCGACCTGACCGAGGTCGACCCGCAGACCGGCGAGGACGTGCCGGTGGTGGTCTTCGACAAGCTGGTCGAGGCGGGCATCCCGCGGGAGATGCTGTACGAGGAGCCGAAGCCGAAAAGCCCGTCCAAGGTGGAGGCGGTCCGCCCGCCCGAGCTGATGGCGAAGCTCAAGGCCGAGAAGGTGAAGGCCCCGGCGGCGCACATCAAGGCGCTGGTGGCGCAGTACACCTTCAAGCCCGAGGGAGGCATCACCGTCGCGCCGCTGAGCGACCCCCGCGAGGCGGTCGACCCGAGCGCGGCGGCTGAGGCTGACTTCGACGCCGTCGACGGCGAGGCCAGCTACGACTAGCCCATTATCTACTGAACGGTGGTACCCAGATTCTGGGTCTTGCCGTACAGTAGAAACGTGTCGAGCAATCCTGCCTGACACTTAACCACAGCAGAGCATAGGCTGCCGCCCTGCCTGCTATATCTGGAGAAGCACCATGACTGAAGCAACCAAGAAGCCCCTGTCCACTGCAGGCCTGATCCGTGTGAACATCGAGAACTCGATGGAGCTACGTAATGGCAAGCGGGTCAACATCAGCGGGCCCCACTACAAGATCGTGCAGTCCGTAGCGGCTCACATCAAGGGCGGGGACGATGATGCCAAGTCGTACAGTGGCAAGGGCCTTGACGAGCTTGAGATTACCCTCACCCAATGCTTGGCTGCCGTGCAGGTCGCCCGCATGACGGCAGTAGGCTAAGTAGTCGCCCCGCAGCCCGCCGAGGTTAAAAGCCCGGCGGGCTTTTTCATGCCAATCTTACAGGAGAAAATGAATATGAACGAGAAGCCCTTCGAGGAGCGGAGCCAGACCGAAGAGCTCCGCCACACCATGCAGGAGATGCTGGCGGAGGACAACCCGCAGGTGAAGAACCTGGCGGCCGCCAGCAAGAAGCAGCTGGCCCGCGAGGTCGTGCGCCTGCGCGCCATGGTCAAGGTCATCCAGAACGCCACCCGCAACGTGCGCATCGACGGCCACCGGTTCGGCCACGCGGAGGCCTTCATGCTGATGACCTACAAGGAGGTCGACGGCGACGGTCAGCTGCTGGTGTGGAACTCCCGCGACGGCGTGACTCCCTTCGTCATCAACATCGGCTCGAAGAAGTACCAGCACGACATCCCGCGCCAGCAGGGCCCGTTCTTCGACCTGCCGCGCGAGCACGCCGTCACCCACGTGTGGATCACGCGCACCGACGCCCAGGTGCTCGAGGCGTGGCACCGCACCATGGACAAGGCCGTCGAGATGGGCAAGATCGACCCTGACAAGGCGGCCTCCATGCGCGACAACCTCGAGGTCGCCGAGTCCTGGCACTACCGCATCGGCCTCCGCAACCTGGAGACTGGCCGCTTCACCGACGAAGAGGTCCTAGAGGCCGCTCACGTTACCAACCCCAACCAACCGGAGCTCTTTCCCAATGACTGAACAACGCATCTCGGCGCGCGTGCTTCGCACCGTGCCCTATGACCAGATGGTCCGCAACCTCTTCAAGCCGATGGGCAGCAAAGAGGCCTCCTTCTTGCACGCTGCTATCGGCATCTCGGGTGAGTGCGGTGAGCTGCTTGTCGCCTCATCCATCGAGAACATCGTCGAAGAGCTGGGTGACATCGAGTTCTATGTCGAGGCAGGGTACCAGGTGCTGGGCGGTCGCCGCTCGGCGCTCGCCGACGAGCTGGTGCTCGAGGCGTCGGACCCGGCGCGGCACCAGGTGCTCGGCACCGTCACCATCGCCATGTCCACGACGGCGGGCCGGCTGCTCGACCTCGCGAAGAAGGGCTGGGTGTACAACAAACCCCTAGACGACAACGCCGAGCGCGCGATTCGCTACGAGCTCATGCGTCTCGAGTGCATGATGGAGCAGCTGCTCGACATGGTAGGCGTCCGCCGGCCCGACGTCCTGCGCACCAACCAGACGAAGCTCGGCAAGCGCTACCCGCAGGGCGTCTACACGGACCAGGCCGCCCAGGTCCGCGCAGACAAGGCTGACGGCGAGTGACCACGACGGTCGTCAACCGCCGCAGCGGGGCGCACTACGACCTTATGGTCGACAGGACGTCCTTCTGGGGCAACCCGTTCCACGTCGGGGTCGACGGCACGCGCCGCGAGGTCATCGCCAAGTACAGGGCGATGGTGCTGTCGCGCCCCGACATGCTCGCCAGGCTGCCGGAGCTACGCGGCAAGGTGCTGGGCTGCTGGTGTAAGCCGCGGCCGTGCCATGCCGACGTTCTGGCAGAGCTGGCGGATTCAGGGGAGTTCGGTGGCTCGCTCCCTGGGCCTGATCCGAGATAATTCAACTCTACCCGCTGCGGTCCTGGTCTTCCTCCTCGGAGTAAGCTGACCAGGGCCTTCCGGGGTGGACTCCATGTCGACATCGACTACATCGTTCAAACCCGCTATAAGGAGTATCATCCATGGCAACCGACAAGAAAGACGTCCGTAAGGTCACGACCCCCCGCTTCCGCGCCAGCTTCGTCTGGGCGTTCAAGCCCCAGCCCCCGATGGAGGGCAGCACCGGCGAGCCGAAGTACGGCGTCACCATGCTGTTCGACGAGGCGGCCCGCAAGACGCCGCAGTACGAGGCGATGAAGAAGCTGGCGGTGCATGCCGCCCGCGAGAAGTTCGGCGACAAGCTGAAGCCGGACGGCAAGGGCTGGTTCATCGGCCTGCGCAACCCGTTCCGCGACGGCGCCGAGAAGTCCGAGCTGGAGGGCT